ATTATCCTTTATGTATATATTTTCTTGACCATAAGTATCAATCACATAACGGGTCTTACCAACACCTGCTAAACCCCAACGCCAATACACTTTAGGTGCACATTGTCTCGGCTGCTGAACCGCAGCAAACATTTTTTCAAACGATCTACTATATCTTAAATACATATCAGGATAATCAAACATAATGTCTTCCATAGTTAATTCGTGGCTGCGTATAGCATCAGTAATTTCTTTTATATCTGTGCGTTTGCCTTGTCCTTGTGGCAATACACCAAATTCCTTAAACGATGGATTTTTTAATTTTGTTTTTCCATCTTTTACATAATCCTCCCCACCACAATAGATACGGTTTTCTTGAGGCGTGCCATTAGCCACGATCAAATGTGACCTTCCTAAAGATTTCTTCATAAACTCCATTGATAATGCATTTCCTAAATGAATAAACCCCTGTAAATGAGGAGTACCTTTTTCACCTACCTCTTGACTATAACATCCATAAGTAGCCTTTTGCTTGAAAAGCATATCCACAGCGAATAAATCGCTTTGTGTCCAATTATTAATAGTAAAACACCAATTCCTAAATCTCGACATTATATACTTATGTGTTATTTTATTTTTCCTAAAGTTCCCTTAAATAAAATCACACAGAAGTTAGGGGGTAATACTGACCCCTAACTTTTCTCTCTAATTACAAATTAGATATCTAATTTAATAGACCTCACCCCACGCGAACGGCTTTGAAAAGCCGCGCTATAATTCGCAAGCTCATTAAGGTTGCGGTACAACGGCTCATAGCCGCCTGGGCCTAGGGTGTACAAGCTGCTTCGCAGAGACTCCTGCGGAGGGCTCCGCCATTTACATTGATATCAAACCATAATATGATCTGAAATTAATTAATATATATTTTATTTTTATGCATCTATAACTGTACCACCAACAGTAGCAGCTCCAGTGTCGCTATTGATTATTACTTGATTAGCAATACCAATTTGAGTAAGAGGAGCAGTTTGTAAAACAATCTTAGATTTTAACTTATTCTCTATCCCAAGAATTCTTTGATTTTCTCTAATCACAGACAACTGACACGAACCCGTTGAGATAACATTATCACCTGTAGTAACAGTGCTGTCACCAACTATTTGTCCTTGAAACTCTACTACAATATTATAAGAAATACCCGCAATATGACTAAACTCTGATTGCTCACGCATTATCTTATTCTTATCTAAATTAAAAACAAAACTGGAATTAAATTGTTGTCCGGGTTTGAGACTAAAATCACTTGTAGATATTTTACGAAACCAAAAACCAACACGGTCTTTCACTTGAGGAGACATAGGAGACAATGTGGGATCAGTAGACGCAGTAACTCCAGCAGGGTTAATAGAACTTCCGGGCATATTAAATGTCCCAGCATAATTTGTAACTGTGCCAGCAGTAGTATTAAAAGCAAAACCATTACCGACTGTTTGTTCGCCACCCAAACCAGATGTAAGCAATGAACGAGCATTGTTACTATAATACATCATAAGATTAATGGGACTAATAGGAGCAGCATCATAAGCATTATCAGTATCTCGTCTATGAACGAATAAATGTATTTTACCTGTAATAGAATTACTCGAAGAATTAACCATCTTAATAAACTCCTTATGACTATCAATATAAAATCTGGCATTATCAGTAAAAGCATTACCTGATACAGTATTATCAGCAGTAACAGTATCAGTATACATAGTAGACTTGTAACCTGTTATATCAGTTTGTAAATCATCCGCCAACATTTGGTTAACATTCATACTAAACCAACCTTTACGACCACTAGCACACTCAGCAGAAAATTGGTAATTTCTCTTAAATACAAGAGGAGGTCTATCAACAGCACTAACCTTCTCAGCAAAAGTTCGAGGTCTTTGCTTACCAATAACAACAGGCTTAGCTGTCATTATATTATCACTTTGCGTCATACGAGCCTCAAAGTTTTTATTAGCTCTAACGTTATTACGAGCACGTCCTGCCGCCTTATATGCGGAATAACGATTATAGATTTTCTTAGCAGCAACAGCAGCAACTAAAGCTGTAGGTTGCAACCTACGACGCGGGGCCGCTTTCGCTTTCACCTTTCCACCAACACGAGCACCACCAAGACCTTTTTTAAAAAAACGAGGCATTTTATAAAATATGCTTAGTTTTTAAATTATTTCTTCCACAGAAGTTAAACGCCTTAATATTTGTGCTAAAGAATTACCCGTCCAATAATGAGTAGGTGGGAATTCACAGGTAATATAAATATTAGGACTGTTTATATGAACATAACCACCCTTAACCTGTCCTTGATAAGCGTATCTATCTAATATCCTTAATAATGTCCTATAAGGAATAGAATTATCAAAATCATCTATTAATATTGTTTCTTGATTATTATAACCATCCCACCACTGCGTATTATCCTTTATGTATATATTTTCTTGACCATAAGTATCAATCACATAACGGGTCTTACCAACACCTGCTAAACCCCAACGCCAATACACTTTAGGTGCACATTGTCTCGGCTGCTGAACC